CCGACGCCAAGGCTCACATCCGCGTCGATCACAACACCGACGACACGTACATCGCTGCGCTCATCTCGGCGGCTCGCGAGTATTGCGAGACGTACATGGACGAGACGCTCGTGGACACGCAGTACGTGATGCGGCTCGATGCGTTCCCATCGGTGATCGAGTTGCCCCGCCCGCCGATGAGCCAGACCACCGGACGAACGGCGGTGTCGATCGTCTACACCGCGAGCGAGGCGGGCAACACGGCGACGCTCTCGACGACCGAGTACCGCGTCGATCGCGACTCAAAGCCCGGCACGCTGCGGACGCTCTACGCCGGATCGTGGCCGAGCCACCTGCTCGACTACGGCAGCGTCACGGTCACGTGGTGGGGCGGCCGTGGCGACGACGGCAGCAAGGTCTCGCCCCGCGTGAAGGCGGCGATCCTCATGCTCGTCGGGCAGTGGTACGAGCGCCGCATGGCGGCGGATGCCGTGTCACTCTCCGAGATGCCGTTCGGTGTGAAGGCGTTGCTCGACAGCGTGAAGTGGGGGAGCTACACGTGAACGGACGCATCATCGTCGATTCGCAGTTCACCGACACGGCGTCGGCTACGGGCGTGTCCTCGACGAAGGTCGTGTCGCTCCAGACCTCGAACGAGTACACGTCGGGCAAGATCGCCGTCGTCTCTGGCACGTGCGGCACGTCAGCCGTGACGATCACGCTCGCCTCGCCTGGGTACACGGCGGCGTCGGGATCTGCCGTGTCGTTCTCTTCGGTCTCTCGGGTCGTGTTCTCGGCGACCGGCGCGACGCTTGTGAAGTGCGTCGGCGGTGCCACGGGCAAGCCGCTCGTGATGTCGCGTGCCGAGCAGGGTGCCGTCTCGGAGGTCGGTGCGACCGAGACCTCGCTCCAGGTGAGCGTGGACGCAACCGCTGGCACGTCGTCCTACACGTTGGTGATGTATGGCGATTGACCCCGGCCGCCTCCGTGAGCGAGTCACGATCCAGAGTGCGACTGAGGCTCGCAACTCGATCGGCGAGGTCGTGCAGACGTGGGGCACGTTTGTTGAGGTATGGGCGAGCGTGGACGGGCTGTCCGGTCGCGAGGTGCTTCAGTCCGGTCAGCAGCGGACCGAGGTGACGCACCGGGTGCGGATGCGGTACGTGGACGGCATGACGCAGCAGATGCGGCTCTCGTGGCGTGGTCGGATTCTGGAGATCACGAGCCTGCTCGAACACAACAACCGCACCGAGCACGAGCTCCTGTGCGTGGAGGCGATCGACTGATGGCGACCGCAGGAATCACGATCACGGCAGAGATCGCCGGGCTTGAGGAGCTCCAGAAGGATCTCGGTGCGATCTTCAAGCCAGAACAAAAGGCGAAGATCATCGAAGACGCGATGAAGAAGGCTCTAGCTCCTGCGCTGGAGCGGCTCAAGGCGAACACGCCGGTCGGCCCAACGGGAAACCTGTTTCGGGCTGCGACGATCAAAGTCGTGCCATACAGGCGTGACGGCAACGCCGCCGGGCTGCTCGGCTACACCCGTGCCGACAGGGAGAAGTCGCAATCGGCACAAGGCGGCAAGCGGCGTCGAGGCAAGGATCTCGCCTACCACCAGTATTGGCTGGAAGAAGGCACCGACGACAGCACCATCAATAAGCTCTCGAACACGCCGTACGTCCGAAAGTCGCACGTCAGGCGTAACCGCAGTGGCAGCGTCACGACGGTCAAGGCCCACGATGTCAGCGGGCAGAACGCCTACTACGCTTCGAGCTTCAACCAACTCGGGCCGTTCAAGTTGAAGCCGACGCAGCGTCCACGGCGAGGTGGCGGCAAGCAGGAAGTGCAGACCGACCCGGCATCGCCGCAAGCGTTCTTCAAGCGATCCGCTACGCCGATCACGATCAAGGGGATGCGGGCTGGCGGAAGGTCGGGCCAGCCGCCGCTGAAAACGACGTGGGAGCAGACCTCGACCACGGTCGCCGAGATCCTCTCGCGTGAGTTGCGGATCTCTCTGGAGCGTGCCCTCAGCGCGCTGACCCGGTCGGCTACTGGGAACCTGTGATGTCCTTCAAGAGCCCCGAAAAAACCGTCGCCGACGCACTGATCGCCGACGCGACGGTGGCCGCGATGCTCGGCACCCGCATCTACCCCGTCCTCGCCCCGGCTACGGCGGTCCTCCCGCTCGCGACTTGGCGGCGTCAAGCGGTCACCCGCGAGACAACCCTCGGCAACACCCGTGGCGGTCTGCCCGTCGTGACGCTCGCCCTGGAGCTCTACGCCGAGACCTACGAGGCGGTGCGGGAACTGGCTGACGCCTGCCGGTCGAAACTGGATGGGTGGGGGAATGCGGTGTCATCATCAGTATCGGTGCGACACGTCGCGCTCCAGAACGAGCAGGACGGGTTCGTGCAGTTGGCAGGTGGCGACCTGCCTCCGGTGTTTTCGGTCACGCAGACGTACACGATCCTCTGGCAGGAGACTTGATCCGTGAGCAATCCCTCGACTCCCCATGACGGCGTTGGCACGGTCCTCAACCTGTTCGGCACCGTGTACACGGTCACGAACATCGTGATCTCGAACACGAACCCCGGCGCTGCCGCTGAGGCGACCGTGGACGTGGGGCACCTCGGCCAGACGACCGGCGAGACGCTCGCGACGCTGAGCCGTCCGCTCGTGATTCCGGCCGACGATGGCGGCACGGGTCGCTCGGTGACGTTCGACTACCTCGGCAAGACGATCATTCTCGACGCTGCGACGGGCACGATCACGATCACGACCGGCGGCACCACGCTGATCAACGGCAAGGCCGCCACCGTGTCGAGCTCGACGCTGACGCTCGCGACGAACGACGCGATCCGGGGTCAGGCGACGATCACCGTGGCTCGCTGACCGTGACGGAGGTCCGTCATGGCTACGCGAGTCTCGGGAGTTGCTGTCACGTGGGGCGGCACCGCCGTTCAGCAGGTCAGTAGCGTCACGCTCGATCTCGTCCGCGATATGCCTGCCGCTCGCACGGCCCGGTGGACCCTCGACCTGGGCGAGGTCACGCTGCCTGCGTTCACCCGCACGGCTGTCCCCGAGAGCCAGTACGGCGTGCGGGCTCGTCTCACCGTGACGGCGCAGGACGACCAAGGCACCGCTACGTCGAGCACGTTCACGGTCTTCGACGCCGACTGTGTCTACCTCGGTGCCGAGGTTCGCGGCGAGCTCAACGGCGTCTGGCAATTTGACCACCGTTTCAAAGTGATGGATACGGTCGGCGTGACCGCTACGTATCCATCGTGAGGTGAGTGACACATGGCGACACTGACGGCAGAGCAGATTCTCGCATCGAACGACGCCGGGCTCATGGGACCGATCACCGTGCCCGAGTGGGGCGGCGACGTGTACCTCCGCGTGATGAACGTCGCAGAGCGTGACTCCTACGAGCGGCTCTGGATCGGAAAGAAAGAGACGGGCATCGAGAACTTCCGCTCAGAGTACCTCGCCCGCTGCCTGTGCAACGAGAAGGGCGAGTTGCTCTTCACCCGTGCCCAGGTCGTCGCTCTCGCGAGCCGCAGCGGTGCGGTCGTCGGTCGCCTCTTCGACTCGGCCCTCAAGCACAACAGCATGACGGAGGCCGATGTCGAGCAGTTGGCAAAAAACTAAACGCCTCGCCATCGCGTCGGTTCCTCTTCGCGCTGGCGGGGCATCTGCGAATGACCGTTCGCGAGTTGTGCGAGCGGATGGATTCGCGGGAGTTGTCGGAGTGGATGGCTTACACGAGGTATTTCGTTCCGCTATCCGACCCGTGGCTCCAGACAGGACTGCTCGCCTCGATCGCGATGGCACCGTACACGGACCCGAAGAGAGGAAAGCCGCCGACGGCTGAGGACTTCATACCGAAGGCACGGCCACCGCAGCACGAGTCGCAAGACCGCGAGGCGATCCTTCGGCTACGGCGTGAGATGGGGATCATCGACTAATGGCGAACATCCTCGGACTCGCGCTGAAGATCAGTGCGGACTCGACGCAACTGAAGCTCACGCCCGCAGAGCGTGCTCTTCAATCGCTCGGTGCCGAGGCTGACAAGCTCACGAGCGTATTCGCTCAGTTCACGGGCGAGTCGTCTGCCGCCTCCGCTGCGCAGCAGAAGTTCGCCACCGACCTCGCGTTCCTGAACTCGGCGCTGAAGACCGGGCAGATCACCGCCCAGCAATACGCCGAGGAGTTCGCGAACCTCGCCCAGGCGTCGGAGCAGGAAGCCGCCGCTCTCCGCGAGGCGGCCCGAATCACCGAGTCGGTGCGGACGCCGTTCGAGAGATTTCAGCGCACGGCAGGCGAGCTCGCGGTCCAACTCGAAGCAGGGCGGATATCGCAGGAGACGTACAACCGGGCGGTCGAGCAGGCGTCGAAGGGGCTGACGGACGCGGAGCGTGCCGCTGCGGGGCTCGCGGTCCAAGACCGTGCCATCGAGGAAGCCGCAGCAGCCGCAGCGG